AGCGCCGAGCAGTAGCCTCAGGTAAACTGCAAAAAAGCATCAAATACGAGGTAAAGACACCTACGGAGGGTGCCCCCTTTGTAGAGTTTTCTTTCGAGGACTATGGCAAGTTTGTCGAGGAAGGCCGTAAAGCAGGAAAGGGTGTGCCACCTGCTGCTCTTAGAAAGTGGATAACACAAGACCGCAAGATGCGCTACTTCAATCGCAAGACTAATCAATTCGAGCGAATGACAGAAAGCAAGCTAAACGGAATGATGTTCACGATCAATAGAAGCATCAAAGCATTTGGTATAACGCCCAACCCGTTCATGAAGCCAAGCGAGCGTAAAGCTATGCAGATACACTATCAAGCTATAGTTGACGCTATGGATAAAGACATATTAGATAACCTAACAGACGAAGACTAATGTCATTTGTAAAGCAACCCGAGAGCATCACATATGCCAACAGCCCTATTCTATATGACGTGTATTTCTCCACGAATGGGAATACCAACTTCAAATACAATCTAGCCGTCACTATTTGGAGCGGCGATATAAGCGCCTCAGGAAGTGGAACTACTTACAACCTATCCAAGAGCCCAAACGCCGCAGGAAAGGCTACGTTTGACGTGTCTAAGCTAGTAAGGGAGTTTATAGTAGTGACCAACCCTAGTGACATTACAGAGCAGTGGACGGAAGCAACATATGACGCAGTTTGGGTCAAGGCAGTATTGACGGCTACTTGGACAGGCGGCAGCGAGAGCGCTGTAAATAGTGACACCTCAATGGCTACTCGAGGGTACAGCTATTACATCACAGAGGAGGTAAACAGCACCAATGATAGCCACTCAGGAGCCACTTTCCCTACAGGGTTTGGTACTTACGTAGCAAGGGACCAAGGTATTCTAGAGGCGTATGGCTGTATTAACGATTCACTATTGCGAGACTACGAATATCTATACCCTACAGGAGGCTTCCTGCCTACTTACGCACCATTGAGGTACAAGACATTTGAGGACGGGCGTCTTAGCCTAGCCATCTTTACCGAGTTTGTAGACGAGATCGTGTTAAGCGATGATAATGGGAATAGCGTAACAATACTCATAGGCAGTGGGGACACCATAGGTCTACGATTGAAATACTTGAACCTTAGCGTCCGCATGGTGCGCTTCTATGGCTTAACGCCTACGAATGAATACTATTTGACCACGTATAAAGACGGCATTCAATACGCAAGCACCTACACCTTCGAGATAGTGTGTGAGCCTAAGTATCAACCTATGCAGTTGATATACTTAAACAAAATGGGCGTTTGGGATTACTTCACCTTTTATAAGGCCTCTACGGAGACGCTAAACACCACAAAGACCCATTACTTCAATACAAGCCTGTCACTAGGAGATAGCACAACGCCTGTATCTTACGATAGGGAGTTAGGAGAACGCCGCAGTCACAACGCAAACGGCTATAGATCGTATGTGCTAAATTCAGGCTATGTAGACGAAAGCGAGAAGCAGCGCATTGAGCAGCTACTATTAAGTGAGCGCGTTATCCTAGACACAGGCTCTAGTATATATGCAGTTGAGGTCACGACAAGTAGCCAATCCATGCAGAAGGCTGTAAATAGAAAGGTCATAAACTACACAATTGAGGTGCGAGATGCACACAGACGTATAAACAAGGTTAATTCATGATAGCGCTTTATATAGACGGCAATTATGTAGAGTTGTTTAACGACGAGAACGTAACACTCACAAAGCAGGTTAGAAACTTCAAGGACGTAACGTCAGTGGTAAGTGACTACACCAAGAGTTTTAACGTGCCTGCAACAGACTCTAATAACGCCATATTCACGCACTATTACGATATATCTATAGTGAACGGGTACAACCCCCACGTGAAGGTAGATGCTACCATAGAGGTAGACAGCCTACCCGTATTTGAGGGGGTTATAGAATTGCTAGGAGTCAGTTTCGATCATAACGAACCGCAGAGCTATCAAATAGTTTTCTATGGTGCAGTTAAGAGCCTAGCTAGCATCTATGGAGAGGAAACACTTAGAGACATCGATTGGAGTAGCTTGAATCACACAGCAAACACTACCAACATCGTGAGCAGTTGGTCAGGTGGTTTATTAAGTGGAGCCGTAAAATACCCCGTATGGGATTATCACGAAGGTGTAACGTGGGGATTCGGCGTAGACGTACCTCACAATATCCGCGTATTTGGTAGAGGCTTTGCTATAGACGATTTAAGACCTGCTTTGAAACTAAAGGAGGCAGTGAGGTTAGCTATAGAGCATGCAGGATACACACTAGAGGCTGATGGCCTGCTAGACGGCACCTACTTCGATGATCTATACATGCTGCCTGTCAAGCAAGCAGGACGTATCTATGACCCAAGCCTAAAAGACGATGGTAAGTTCGATGCTACTCAAGGTACAGCGTTAGACACCTCAGCAACTACATTTGAGACTTTGGTGTACTCAAGCACTACAGGTAACGCAGGTGGAGGTCTAGATATAAGCACAGGAGAATACACAGCAGCGTTCACGGGCCAATACGAGTTCTCATTTTCAGCCGATGTTTCTAGCTTTACTTCTGCAGGAAGTTATACTCCAAACTTGCAGATAGCGGCTTACGTCAATGGTACGTATCACAACCTAGTCTTGACTATAACCTCAACAGGGGTAACTAGCACAACATTTGCATTGAATCTTGCTAAAGGTGACGTCCTAACCATGAGACATAGCTGCCCTACAGGATGTGTGATTAGATCATATGATTTCGATTGTACAGGAGCGCCTTATGGAATGGCAGGTCAAACCATAAACTTTGGGGAGTTGATGCCTGCTGTAAAGATTACCGACTTCCTGCAAGGCGTTTTAAAAACATTCAATGCCGTATTATTCCTAGAAGGTGGTGTCTACAAAATAGAGAACATAGACGATTGGTATGAAGCAGGGTCCATAGTCGATTGGACAGACTATATAGACATGACTAGCGCCACACACAAGAAGGTGGGCATACCTAAAAGAATAGCGTTCTCGCATGCTAAGATGAACGACATGACAAGCCTTGACTTCTTTAAGCGAAATAATAGGGAGTTTGGCAGCATGGAATTCAAACCTGATGTTGACTTTACTGACAAGGACCTTGTAGTTGAGAGCCCTTTTAGCGTGATCATACCAAGCATTTTAAATAAGATAAACGCGCAATACAAGACCATAGGTGTAACTGACCTCAATGTACCTATACTTCTAGATAACGACATGAAGCCTAGCTGTGGCTCTATGGTGCTATTCTTTATGCGTGATTCCGATTATGAAGGCAGCGACTCTTACTACGCTATGGGTAGTCTACGCACTAGCTATCCACATGCAGGGGTCTTTAACGAATATCCTGCAAGCGGACGATCTAAAAGCCTAGCCTTTAGCTTAGAGCAAGACATAAACGGAAATGTGCCTACAGAAACCTTGTATCAGCAGTTTTGGTCTAGATACCTAGCGCGGATATTTGCCACAAGCAGTAGACGTGTAACAATGAAAGGATATCTACCTGTAGGAGAGTGGTTAAACCTAAGCCTGAATCAAACCATCAGGATAGCCGACTACTACTACAAGATTGAGGACATGTCCTACAATATAGTGTCGGGAGAAGTCAGTTTGAATATGTTTACCTACACACCTGTAGAATTAGGAGAGGTTGAAACAGCAGGAGATAACGTGAACTTTCCTGCAGACTACATACTTCCTACTAGCGAGAACCTAATCTTTAGCGGCAGTAGTGTAATACAAGATGCTCACAACACATTCAATGTGGGAGGTATAGACTACGTCAACCTAGGCACGATACCTAAGAATGTCTCGCAGATGCAATATGTGGTACAAGGCATGACTAATGTGATCGCCAATCAATATCCTAAGCACCTGCACATGACAAAGGCGCAGACTTCAATAGCCGTGAGTGCTTCTGCTTACACGATAGTCATAGACTACGATAGTCTAGAAGATTACAACAATGGAGATATAAGCGGAGACATAAGCACAGGTCAGTTTACCACATCTAAGGGAACATGGGTTCATGTTAGCTGCTTTGTGTCTTGGTTAGGTCATGATAAATTGAAGGTAGCACTATTACGTGATGGAATAGCCATCAAAGAACAAGAGGTATATGCCACGGCAGGAAGTATCACTTTAATAGATACCTGTTACCTCAGCGATGTTGGAGCATTAGAAGTAGGTCTTATATACACAGGTGGTGGAGAGGACAGGACTTATGACATCGAAGTAGACTTCGAAATAGAGCAGCAGCCATGATAACCAAGATAATTGAGATACTAGGTAATGACGAGTTCTACAACGTCAGTGAACGTGTAGAGGTAGCTAAAGGCAAATACGAAATGATAACGTCTCGTAAACAGGCGTATAAACAGATTAAAAGGATAATAAAATGGCGCAAGAAGTCTACATGAAAGTAAAGGTCGATACGAAGGAAGCCGAAAAGAACGTAGACGACCTAAACGAAGGAATAAATGAAACCAAGACGGGCGTAGGAGACGTTGCTAATGCAGCCGACTCTATGACAGGTGGATTCGTAAGCAAGTTCAAGGGGGTTATAGCAAGTGTCAAGAAGGGCATTGGTGCATTTAAGTCTTTGAAGGTTGCTATAGCGGCCACAGGTCTTGGTGCTTTAGTCATTGCTATTGGAGCCGTCATAACCGCGTTCAAGAGTAGCGAGGAAGGGCAGAACAAGTTTGCTAAATTGATGGGTATCATAGGTGCTGTGACGGGCAACTTTGTAGACCTAATAGCTGATCTAGGAGAAAAAATTATATCAGCATTCGAGAACCCTAAGGAGGCTATGTCTAGTTTCGCTAATCTGCTAAAAGAGAACATAGTAAACAGGTTTGAGGGTCTTGTTAAGTTGGTCCCGAGACTAGGCGAAGCTATAAGCCTACTATTCCAAGGTAAATTTGGAGAAGCAGGTAAAGTGGCTGCGGACGCTGTTGGTCAAGTAGTCTTAGGTGTAGAGAATGTCACTGACAAGGTCAAGGGCGCAACAGAAGCGGTAGGCGATTTTATAAAGGAGAACCAACGTGAGGCCAAGGTAGCGGCAAACATAGCCGATATGAGGGCTAAGGCTGACAAAGCAGAACGTCAACTTATATTAGATCGTGCCAAGGCCGATAGAGAACGTGCAGAACTATTAGACAAGGCTGTAGATAAAGAGAATTATACTGCAGAACAAAGAATAGCATTCCTAGAAGAAGCGGCTGCCATCGAAGAAGCCATAACTCAACAGGAAATTGAAGCAGCACGTCTACGTTTTGAAGCTAAAAAACAAGAAAACGAGTTAAGTAAAAGCACTAAAGAAGATAAGGACGAAGAAGCGCAACTAGAGGCACGTCTAATAGAGTTAGAGACAGCACGTCTACGCAAACAAAAAGCAGTTACCGCTCAATTATCGGGTGTACGTAGAGAAGCGCAAGCAGAACGCGATGCTGAGGCGGCCGAAGAAGAAAAAAAACGTAAAGAGCGCGAGGCACAAGAGTTAAAAGACAAGCAAGAACTCGAAAAAGCCAAGCTAGAAGCCGAGAAAAAAGCTAACGATCAGCGTATAGCCATGGAAACGGCTGTTCAAGCGGCTCGTAGAAAGTTAGTGGAGCAGGGTTTTGCTGCTATATTATCACTTACGCAAGCCTTTGCAGGTAAGAGTGAGAAGTCACAGCGTAGAGCCTTTGAGATACAAAAGCGTGTACAGATAGCGCAAACACTCATGAGTACCTATCAAGCCATCACAGATGCAATGACAGCAAAAGGTGGCGATGCACTGCTTCCATTCCCTTTAAGATTAGCGAATGCTGTCGTGGCAGGAGCGCTAGGTCTAGCCAATGTCAAGAAAATAAGCGACACAGAGTTTCAAAGCCCAAGTGCCTCCGCAGGTGGTGCTCCTGTACAGCAGGTGGCCCAAGCAGCACAGGGTAGCGGAGGTCCTAGCATCTCGACTATTGGAGGTACGGAGCAAACACAGATAAGCGCATTATTTAACCAACAGAAACCACAACGCGCATACGTTACACAAGACGACATCAAGACCAATGCTGCGCTAGATCGTCACGTGCTTCAAAATGCGACATTAGGAGGCTAAATCGTTACATTGATATGGTAGATATAATAGAACTAATTCTAGACGAGGAAGCGGCAGTGAATGGCATTGACGCTATCAGTATTGTAGAACACCCTGCGATTGAAAGCAACTTCATCGCACTTAAAGATGAAAAGCAGCAGGTAAAGTTTGCTGAGGTCGATACAGACAAGCGCATTCTCATGGGTCCTGCCTTGGTCCCTAATAAACCTATTTATAGACGCGATGGCGATAAGGAGTTTTACGTGTACTTCTCCGAGAAAACCATTCGCAGGGCTGCGGAGTTATTCCTAATGAAAGGCAACCAAAACAACACCACCTTAGAACACGAGGTGGAACTCAAAGGTCTTAGTGTAGTCGAGTCGTGGATAGTCGAAGATCCCGACATGGATAAGTCTAAGCTATACGACATGGACGCTGTGAAGGGGCAATGGATGGTCACTATGAAAGTCGAAAACGAGGAGGTGTGGCAAGAGTATGTAAAGTCAGGTGCCGTGAAAGGTTTTTCCATAGAGGGTTGGTTTATAGACCGCAAAAAGAGAGAGGCCGAGATTAAACAAGCCGAGGAGAAGCTAGCTAGCGTCCGTAAGATTATACGCGAGGACTTTGAGTCTTACAGCGACTACGGGCAAGGCATTAGAAACAACGCCAAGAGGGGCATTGAATTAAACGAGAAAAACGGGAACAAGTGCGCCACACAAACAGGAAAGGTAAGAGCACAACAGATCGCGCAAGGCAAGCCGTTGAGCGTGTCTACCATTAAGCGCATGCACAGCTATTTGAGCCGTGCTGAGGAGTATTATGACCCAAGCGACACTACAGCCTGCGGAACGATATCTTACCTATTGTGGGGAGGTAAAGCGGCTCTAGGTTGGTCTAGAAACAAGTTGCGAGAGTTAGGCGAATTAGAATAAAAATACGACATAGAAACCCTAAGTAGTTATATTGATATGGATGCAACAAAAACTCTAAACAAGATTATGGTGGCCCTTGGTATGAATCAAGAAGAAGCCACCGAAGTTAAGCTAGCTGAAATGAAGCTAGAGGACGGCACCATGATTGAGGCCGAGAACTTCGAAGCAGGTCAATCGGTATTTGTCATAACAGAGGATAAGGAGAAGATGGCTATGCCTGAAGGCTCTTACACGATGGAAGATGGCAAGATCATGGTAGTTGATGATAGTGGTGTAATCACTGAAATCATGGAGCCTAAGTCCGAAGAAGAAGTAGCTGTAGAAGAACCTGCAGAGGCTCCTGTCGAGGAAGTAGAGGCGGCTAATGATGGAGAGGCTGCACCTAAGAAGGTGGTAGAAAGCGAGACAATCTCACGCGAAACATTCTTTGCCGAGATCGACAAGATTAAAGCTGAATTTGCTGAGCAGTTAAATGCTTACAAAGAGGAAGTAGCAACTTTGACGTCTCTAAAAGAGCAAGCAGAATTGCAGCTATCTACAGCCGAGAAAGACCTCGATGAGGTAAAGCGTAAACTAGAAGAAGAACCTGCTTCTGCAGGCATGTCACACAGCCCTGAAGGCAATGGTCAAGCCAAGAAGCGTATCACATTCGGTAGCGCAAATCCACAGATTAACACAACAGCGAGAGTATTCGCGAAAATTGCTAACATTAAAAACGTATAAAGATGGCAACTACAACGTCTATCACGACAACCTACGCAGGTGAATTTGCAGGTCAGTATATTTCTGCTGCACTATTGTCTGCTAACACGATTGAACAAGGTGGTATCCTTGTGAAACCTAACGTCAAGTACAAAGAGGTAATCAAAACCCTCGACACTGACGCTATTGTAAAGAATGCTACATGTGACTTTAGCGACACTTCGACTATCACATTGGCAGAGCGTATTCTTCAGCCCGAAGAATTTCAAGTGAATCTAGAATTGTGTAAGAAAGATTTCCGCTCGGACTGGGAAGCTGTGCAAATGGGTTACTCTACATTTGATAACTTGCCTCCTAAGTTTAGTGACTTCCTTTTGGCTCACGTAGCTGCTAAGGTTGCACAGAAAAACGAGAACAACATTTGGGGAGGTGTAACAGCTAACGCAGGTGAGTTTGACGGCTTCACTACTTTGGCTGCTGCTGATAGTGACGTTATTGACGTAACAGGTACAACTGTAACTGCTGCTAACGTGATCACTGAGTTAGGTAAAATCGTAGACGCTGTACCTTCAACTCTATACGGACGCGAGGATATGTACGTTTACGTATCTCAAAACATCGCACGTGCTTACGTTCGCGCTTTGGGAGGTTTCGGCGCTTCAGGTTTAGGAGCCGCAGGTACTGCATCTCAAGGTACTCAATGGTACAACGGAGGTAACTTGAACTTCGATGGTGTTAAGCTATTTGTAGCTAACGGACTTGGAGACAATAAAGCGATGGCTACGTACAAAGACAACTTGATGTTCGGTACAGGCTTGCTAAGTGACCACAACGAAGTGAAGCTTCTTGACATGAGCGATTTGGACGGCTCACAAAATGTGAGAGTGGTAATGCGTTTTACCGCAGGTGTTCAGTATGGTATCGGAAGCGACATCGTTTACTACACTGCTTAATCAGTAATTGAATAACCTATAGAGGGCAGGTGAGCGATTGCTTGTCTGCCCTTTTTTAATACTTATAACTATGGCATGTGATTTGACATTGGGGCGTTTAGAGCCTTGTAAAGATTCAGTAGGTGGCTTAAAGGCGATCTACTTAGCGAACTTCGAGGAGTTTGCATTCAGCGACATCACATTTGAATTAACAGGAGAGATATCTGCAATTGCAACTTCCCCTGACGTATTCAAATATGAATTACGTGGTACTAACGACTTCAACGAAACGATTACTACGTCTCGTGAAAACGGCACAACCTTCTACGAGCAGGTATTGACTTTGTCTCTTAAGAAATTATCTCCTAAATCACACAAGGAGATCAAGTTGCTAGTGGCAGGACGTCCAAAAGTATTTGTTGAGGATAACAACGGGAACATCTTCCTTGCAGGTGCTGAGTTCGGTATGGACGTTACAGGAGGTAACATTACACGTGGAGCCGCTATGGGTGACGCTAGTGGATACTCCTTGACTCTTACAGGCATGGAAACCCGTCCTGCTGAGTTCTTAGATGACACATTGGTGAATGTTGGTGTGGTAGTATCCACTTCAAGCATTGACGATATCTAGAGAATCCCTGTTTCTCTGTCTGCGTAGGGGGGTCTATAATGGGCCTCCCTTTTTTTTGCTTTTATTTTTGGTAATTAAAAAATAAGTGTTACTTTAGTGAAAGAATTAAAACAAGCAATACAATGAAAGCAACTTTTTACTATTCGGATTTTCGTAGACATGTTATCGAGCATGTAAGTTTTGAACTAGAGCACCAAGGCAGCCTAGATGAGGATATCGTTTATGACTTGGTAAACCAAGTAATTGAGAACGAGTGTATATATTACGCCGATTGTTGGGCCATCGCCTTAGATTTAGCCCCACATGATTGGAGTGACTTGGTTGACGAGTTTGGCCCACTGAACAACATTACATCGCTAGCCTACGC